CATCTTTGGCAATACATCTTTTGCCTATCAATACATCACAGAACAATATCCTGATGAAGTGGATTACGACATCAGCCAGTTGACTATTCTCACACTGGACATTGAAACAGCTTCCGAGAATGGATTTCCAAACGTGGATAATCCTCTTGAAGAAGTTCTTCTCATCACAGTTCAAGACAACATCACCAAGAAGATTACAACCTTTGGTGCCAAGAAGTTTGATGTCAACAACATCAAGCACATTAAAAACAGAAACAATTACGAATACATCAAGTGCAAAGATGAAGCTGATTTGCTCTTGACGTTTCTTCGTTTCTGGCAAATGACAATGCCTGATGTTGTGACAGGATGGAACACACAACTATTCGACTTGCCTTATCTGGTGGGAAGAATGCGTAGAATCATTGGTGAGGAGAAGGTGAAGGACTTGTCTCCTTGGCGTATTGTGAATGATAGAACCATCACGATGAATGGTCGTGAATATCCCATTGCTGACATCTATGGTGTGAGCAATTTGGATTACTTGGACTTATACAAGAAGTTTACATATTCAGCTCAAGAAAGTTACAAACTGGATTACATTGCTCAACAAGAATTGGGACAAAGAAAGTTGGAGCATGGATATGAAACATTCAAAGAACATTACACAGAAGATTGGCAATCATTTGTAGAGTATAACGTCATTGACGTAGAACTGGTGGATGCTCTAGAAGATAAAATGAAGTTGATTGAATTGGTTATCACCATGGCGTATGATGCCAAGTGTAACTTCACAGACATTTTCTCGGCAGTACGAACCTGGGATTGCATTCTTCATAATCATCTCTGGGCCAAGAACATCATTGTTCATCAAAAGAAAGACAATGTGGGTCGCACCATTGCAGGTGCCTATGTAAAGGAACCCACGCCAGGTAAGTATGATTGGGTGGTGAGTTTCGACGCCGCCTCTCTATATCCTAGCATCATCATGCAATACAACATGAGTCCTGAGACCATGAGGCAAGAATTCACAGCCGATTGCACGCCTGAACAATTGTTGGAGAATGAAATTGATTATGCAACATTTCTTCAAAACAAGAATGTTGCCATGGCAGCTAATGGATATTGCTACACACATACACATCAAGGGTTGTTCCCAGAAATTGTAGAAAAGATTTTCAGTGAACGTGTGTTCTATAAAAAGAAGATGATTGAGGCACAAAAGGAGTATGAAAAGACGAAAGATGCTCAACAAGTAAAACTCATCAGCAAGTATAACAACATTCAAATGGCTCGTAAGATTCAGTTGAACAGTTTATATGGTGCCTGGGCCAATCAATACTTTCGGTTCTATGATGATAGGATTGCCGAAGGCATCACATTGTCCGGTCAGTACATCATTCAGCATGTGGGTCGTGCCTTGAATGATTATCTGAACAAGGTGTGTCAAACTTCTGATGTTGAATATACATTCTATTCTGATACAGATAGTTGTTACATCACATTGGATAAATTGGTTCAAAAGCATTTCTCACATCTAGATAAAAACAAGATTGTGGATGTCATTGACAAGTTGTGTAAGGAAAAGATTTCTGAAGTTCTCGCCAAGGCGTGTGAAGAAATCATGGCTCGCACAAATGGATATGTGTCCAAGATGGAGTTTAAGCGAGAAGTGATTGCCGACAGAGCCATTTGGGTTGCCAAGAAGCGTTACGCCTTGAACGTGTATGATAGTGAAGGAGTTCGATACAAGGAACCCAAGTTGAAGGTGCAAGGATTGGAGATTGTTCGCAGCTCAACTCCTGGATCCGTTCGGCAATATCTTCGTGATGCTGTGAAAATGGCATTGACTAGTACACAAGCAGAGATTCAAGACTTCATTGCCGATTTGGAACAGAAGTTCATGCAAATGTCTCCAGAAGAAATTGCCTTTCCAAGAAGCGCCAACAACTTGGCGAAGTATCATTCTGGTAGCACCATTTACATCAAGGCAACTCCCTTGCACGTTCGTGGCGCCTTGTTGTATAATCATCACATCAAAGCAAAAAAGCTGGACAAAAAATATGAATTGATTAAAGAAGGTGATAAAATTAAATATCTCTACCTAAAGGAACCAAATCCCATCAAGGAGAACAGCATCGCCTTTACTGGTAGTTTACCAAAAGAACTTGACTTACACAAGTATGTTGATTATAATACAATGTTCGACAAGAGTTTCTTGGAACCTATGAGAACCATTCTGGATTGTCTGGGATGGAGTACAAATAAGATTGCCACTTTAGATGATTTATTCTAGGAGAATGATATGTCATTAATTAATAAACTACGAAAGAATTCCACAATTCGTGAAACAGAAGTCTTGACTGATAGCAAGTTCTTCACCGCCAAGGACATGATTCAAACGCCTGTGCCTATGATTAACGTGGCATTGTCTGGTCGTTTGGATGGTGGTTTGACGCCTGGCTTGACGGTGTTTGCTGGACCAAGTAAGCACTTCAAGACCGCCTTTGCCATGTTGCTCGCCAAGAGTTACTTGGAGAAGTATGAAGATGCCGCCATCTTGTTCTATGATTCCGAGTTTGGTGCTCCGGCAGGATATTTTCAAAGTTTCGGCATTGACACCAATCGTGTGATTCACACACCCATCACAGACATTGAACAGCTCAAGCATGATATGATGTCACAAATCAACAACATTGAACGTGGTGAGCATGTCATCATCATTGTTGACTCCATTGGCAACTTGGCTTCACGCAAAGAAGTGGAAGATGCTTTGGATGGCAAGAGTGTGGCAGACATGACTCGCGCCAAGCAGCTCAAGAGCTTGTTCAGAATGGCAACTCCTCATCTCACCATCAAGGACATCCCGATGGTGGTGGTGAATCACACTTACAAGGAAATTGGAATGTTTCCGAAGGATATCGTGTCAGGTGGTACTGGCATCTACTATTCTGCCGACAACATCTTCATCATTGGTCGTCAACAGGAAAAGGATGCTGATGGCTTGACAGGGTACAACTTCATCATCAATGTTGAGAAGTCTCGCTTTGTTCGTGAGAAAAGCAAGATTCCTGTTGAGGTGTCATTTGAGGGTGGTATCAGCACTTGGTCTGGGCTTCTGGATGTGGCATTGGAATCTGGTCATGTAGTGAAGCCTCAGAATGGTTGGTATCAGAAGAAGGGTGAGGAAAAGAAGTATCGGCAGAATGATACATACACCAGGGAGTTCTGGATGCCTGTACTCAAGGATGCAACATTCCAAGATTGGATTAAAACAAACTATGCCATTTCCACTTCATCTCTTGTGGCTGAATTTACAGATGAATTGATTTCCAAGGAATATGACAATGCTTAAATATGTAGTTAAACTAAATGAGCATTATAAGGACAAGACCACAGCAAACTCTTATATTGAAATACAAGAAGAACCTTACGTTGGGACATCTTTTGTGTTTGGTCCTATTGAATTTTCTGGAGAGAGTTCTGAAGGTAATGGTTTAATTAATTTTGACTATCACTTGTTATTCGTTCCGGAAAACATTATATTCCAAGAACATAAAACCGGCATAGAAACCATGATATCCAAAATTCTTCAAGACATTTTAGAAAAAGAAGTTTTAAATCAAGGAGCAGAAAACAATGCCACAATATAAAATACATAACAACAATAGATATACTGATGTGGTAACAGACAATTTTATTGAAATAACATCTGGAGGATTTGAAGGAGTACATTTTAATTTCGGTAAAATTGAATTTACTGGTGATGATGAAGAATCTACTTCGGTGAAATATGATTACAACCTTCTGTATATTCCAGAAAATATTATAATTGATGTAGATAGGCCGTTGTTGGAACGTGAATTGGGAAGAATATTGGAAGACATTCTAGAAAAAATGGTGCCTAAAAATGAAACTGGAACTGCTGATACTGAATCAACTACTGAAGGATGAAGATTATCTACGACGAGTAATTCCCTTTTTAAAGGATGAATATTTTACAGATTGGTCGGAACGAAAAGTTTTTCAGAATGTAAAAACGTTTGTGGAACAATACAATGTTGCTCCAAGTGTAGAAGCCTTGGAGATTTCATTACAGGGTGACAAGACTTTGACTGAGGAAGAGTTCACAAAGGTTGTGGACATTGTACAAACGTTTGGTGAACAGCAGACAAACAAGGAATGGATTCTGGATGAAACAGAAAAGTTCTGTAAGGACAAGGCGGTGTACAATGCCATTGTTCAATCCATTCAAATCATTGATGGTAAAGACAAGAAGTTTACAAGTGAGGCCATTCCAGAAATTCTGAAAGATGCCCTGGGAGTTAGCTTCGACAATAGTGTTGGACATGATTATTTGATAGACTCGGATGACAGATTTGAATTCTATCACAAGACAGAAGAACGCATTCCTTTCGACTTGGATATGTTCAATAAAATCACAAAGGGTGGATTGCCGAACAAAACATTGAACATTGCTTTGGCAGGCACTGGTGTGGGTAAGAGTTTGTTCATGTGTCACATGGCGGCAGGTGCCATGAGTCAAGGCAAGAATGTCTTGTACATCACAATGGAAATGGCAGAAGAAAGAATTGCCGAACGTATTGACGCCAACTTGATGAACGTCACAATGGATGATTTAAAGAATCTTCCGAAACAAATGTTTGATGATAGAATTTCTCGCATCAGAAACAAGTCGGAAGGCAAGCTCATCATCAAGGAATATCCTACAGCTTCAGCACATTCTGGTCATTTCAGGGCTTTGTTGAATGAATTGAACTTGAAAAAGGAGTTTCGTCCGGACATCATCTTCATTGATTACTTGAACATTTGTGCCAGTAGCAGGTTCAAGATGTCTGGAAGTGTGAACAGCTACATCTACATCAAGGGTATCGCAGAAGAACTTCGTGGCTTGGCTGTGGAATTCAATGTCCCAATTGTGTCAGCTACACAAACTACAAGGAGTGGTTATGCAAATAGTGACATGGAGCTTACTGATACTTCTGAGTCATTTGGACTTCCGGCAACTGCGGACTTCATGTTTGGTATTATTTCCACAGAAGATTTGGAGAAGCTCGGACAACTACTCATCAAACAATTGAAGAATCGGTACAATGATCCTTCTCAACACAAGAGATTTGTGATTGGTGTTGACAGAGCCAAGATGAGATTGTATGATGTGGATGCTTCGGCACAAAAGAACATCATGCAGGAAGATGTAAAAGTGGAACAAAAGCCCGTATCCTTTAGTTCCAAGATGTTTGCAAAGAAGAATTTCGACAGCATAAAATTTTAGTATAAATACGTGAGAACAGACGGAGGTCCCTATGTACTTGGCAAGTAAACTGCACAAGGAATTGAGACACCATTTCCCTGCTGATGAAATCATCGGGCAAGAAATGTCGTATGGTGCCATCACCAAACGTCTGAACAAAATTCTTCGTCCCCTAGGGGCCAAGCTTCGTGTGAAGCGAGACAAAGAATTAAAGGTGAAGCGTGGAAGTGTCAAGCAACCATATAATTTTTCTGGATATTTTGATACAGCTAAAAAGAAGAATGCCATTGTTTTAAATGTGCACTTCACGCCAGCCAGAAACACGTTTAAGTTCACACGATACAACTATTCTGGATTCATTTTCATGTTGTCTCAGATTGTACAACATGAATTCATCCATGAAAGTCAATTTGCTTTTCGTCCAGACCAAGCAGAACGAAAAGTAAAGGTGTTCCATTCAGATAAAATTTCTAAAAAACGGTTATCTGAAATTGAATATCTTCGTGAATGGTGTGAAATTGAAGCCTATGCGCATGATATTGCCATGGAAATCAATTACTACTATTCACACCTGAAGCCATCCACCGTTATCAAGCACATAGACAAGCATAAGAAGCTCTACAGCTATATGTTCTATAAGCGTGCTTTTAAAGGAACAGATTGGACTCGCTTGAAAAAGTCTTTATTGCGTAAAATCTGGCGGTGGATCCCCTCAGCACAGGGCCCCATCGCCGTGTAAGTTGTTGATTTGCAAGCACTTACAAGGGCTTGACAAACTGGCAAAATAGTGTTATATTTAATATAGGGGAGAGAATGCTCCTCACTAACAATCACGGGGGATACGGGTATGTCTGAAAATTCGATGGACCTTCTTGGAATGGCCAAGGGGTTGGTGGAAGGATCTTTAAGAACGTGGGCAGATGTGGATTTAGATGAACAGGAATATCTAGACCGTCTGGCCACTTTTGGTGAAGGCTTCCATGACTTCTTGCAAATTCAAGATATGGGAAATGGTAAAATTGATGGAGCAGGTGCTTGACATTTGGTTGCAGGTGTGTTAGAATTAAGATGTAGGTGAGCAGTCAAACTTCTTTCTCATTGGAGGCTGTATTATGCGTAATTCTGACAAGGTTTCTTTCGTTTGTTTCACTAACGGCGGGTCGCGTACTAATGGCAAGACCATTGGCACCAAGATTCGGTTCACTAATGACCGTACTCGCTACACCAAGGCTCTTGGTAAGCTCGGCGTCACCTCAGTGGTTTGGGTTGACCTTCCGAATGCCATGACCAAGTCGCAAGCCATTGACTATCTTCGTGCATCTTCTGATGCCACGATTTCGGAGCAGGCATATCAGGATGCCATTGCATCTGCGGCTCGCCGTCTCCGCCCTGCTAGCAAGGGTGTCAAGACTGTAAAGAAGGGTAAGTAAGTAATAAATGGAGCGCACGGTTTCACGCCCGCCGTGCGCTCCTTCATTGAAAAGGGCGACATAAGGAGATATACTATGTCACAGAATGACCGTCTTGTTCGTTACCTCTCAACTGGTCGTACCATCAGCGTTGCTCAGGCTCGGAGCCGTTTCGGCATCCGTAACCTTCGCGCCCGCGTGAACGACCTTCGTTCTGAGGGTTTCTGCGTGTACACCAATCGTGGTGAGACCACGACCTATCGTATGGGTCGTCCTTCACGCGCCATCGTTGCTGCTGCCTACCAGACTGCTGGTAGCCGTATCTTCGGCGGTAACTAACACCTGACAGGGGGAGATAATCATGGAGTGGTATCATTATGGCATCGCTGTAGTGTTCGTTCTTATGGTTATCTCCCCTGTTTGGTTTTTTCGTAAAGTAGAAAAGGTGTTGTTTGATGCACCTGAGCCAGAGCTACACGTTCAATTCATTAATCCCAATCAAGTTATTCAACCTGAGGAATCAATGGATCTTCTGAGTCGTGATGAAAAGATTCTAGAAAATTTAAACAAGATGATTAAGACTTCTAGAAAGAAGCATGTGAAGCAGATGTGGAAAATCAAGAAGGCGGAGTTTGAGCGAAAGCTTCATTGGCAAAGGACGAGCCATGTCTCATAAACCCACTTTGGAACTGCTTCGAAAGTTGGCTGAGCTTCGTTCCGAGTCTTATGAAATCAATTGGGAAGAATGGGAGCAATACGAGGATATGATGGACATTGAAGCCTCAGTAGAGCATGGCATTGAAGATTACGAAAAGAAGTTTTATGCCATTGCCGATGAAATGGAACCCTATGGCGAGGAACAGGACGAGGAAAAGGTGTCGGAACTAGAAGAAATCATTGACACTCTCATCTCTTCCTACGTGGTGAAAGCCATGTTTGCCAAGAAACGTGCCATTGAGGAGCTTATTTCTTCCGTTTGAACATAAATAGTAGAAACCACATCTTGGACTACTATGGCTGGTAAATCAGATAAAAACACACATTTAGAACACCTAGAAGATGACATCATCAATCTAGGATATAAAGGCGCCCAACAATCCATAGCGTTTGTTGAGGCGCTTTTTAACTTGTTTCAAGGAAAAAACAATAGAAAATTGAACATCACCGTGAAGTGGGACGGCGCTCCTGCTGTGGTGTGTGGAAAAGACCCAGAAACTGGAATGTTCTTTGTGGCTACCAAACATGGTGCTTTTGCCAAAGACATGAAGCTAGGGTTCACAGAAGAACTCATTGACTTCTATTACAGTGGTGGCCCTGCTGATGTGTTGAAAACGGTGTTCAGAGAGCTGAAGGATCTCCCATTCACTGATGTGTTGCAAGGGGATGTGATGTTCACACCAGCCATTAAGAAAACCACACAAATTGACGGCAAAGAATACATCACTTTCAAGCCTAACACCATCATGTATGCCGTTCTCCCAACAGATCCAATGGGGAAAAATATACAGGAATCCAATCTTGGAATAGTGTTCCATACTAAATATTCTGGAAGGGGAGCCGTCAATCAAATGTCTGCTTCCTTTGGTGTTAATGTCAGTAAGCTAAAATCTAAAACAGCTTGGATTCAGGATGCGTCATATCAGGATATGTCTGGTAAAATGACGTTGACAGCCCAAGAAACCAGAACGGTTAGTTCACATATTGCTTCTGCCAAAACTAACGCCACCTCTGCGAGAAAGTTTCTAGATGAATTGGCAACACAAACAATTGATTTAACCGTGGGTTATATGTTCAAGATTTTCGTGAACAGATTGGTGCGGGAAGGCACTCCTATCAATGAGCGCTCTCTCGCCGGTTTAGAATCATTTGTCATTGATAGAGTTGCCAAGAAAGAAGCAGGGATGAAAACGGCGGCAGGACAACAGAAGTATGCAGGATTGAAAAAAGAATTACAAAAATATATTCGTGATAACAGTGTTAACTTTCGTTCCATGTTCAAGTTGTATTCCGACTTGTTGATTGTGAAAAATATTTTTGTGAAGAAGTTGAATGAGGCTCAAGGCATTCCCACCTTCATTGAAACACCTGAAGGATTTCGTGTCACAGACCCAGAAGGATATGTGGCAATTGATAAAACAGGAAATGCCGTGAAGTTGGTGAACAGAATGGAGTTCTCACAAGCCAACTTCAATGCTGTGAAAGATTGGAGCAAGACACCAGTAGGACCCACAGAGTTGGGAACAGAAATGAAAACGTTGGTGTTCTCTTGGGGGCGGTTAAATCCTCCTACAATAGGACACAAGAAGTTGGTTGATAAAGTATTAAGTGTTGCCAAGGCAAAGAAGGCGGATCATGCTGTGTTGTTGACACGAACACAAAAGGCACCTAAGGATCCTTTATCACCTGATGATAAGTTGATGTTTGCAGAAAAGATGTTCTCAAATGCTAATGTCATGATTGCCACACAACAATTGAATACAATATTTGCTTGGTTGAAACATTGGAACGGACAATATGATAAAGTAGTATTGATATGTGGATCTGACCGTGTACCTGAATTTCAAAAACTGATTAATACATATAACGGAAAAGATTACACATATAAAGCAGTGGAAGTGATATCAGCAGGTGAGCGAGATCCAGATTCTGACGGCGTAACAGGAATGTCTGCAAGTAAACTTCGTGGATATGCACAAGCAGGAGATTACAAGAATTTTCGAAAGGGATTACCTAGCACATTTAGCGAAGCAGACGCCAAGGCACTTTATCAAGCAGTCATTCAAGGGATGAATTAATGGCACAATATATCAAGTTAACTTAAACCGAGGATACCAATGGATATTCAAAAGCTCAAAGGTCATATACCTGACACAGTTATCGCACAAATTCCTGAAGTCATGGAGAAGTTTCAAATCAATACACCTCTCCGTTTATGTCATTTCTTGGCACAATGTGGCCATGAATCAGGCAACTTCAAGGCAGTCAATGAAAATCTTAACTATGGCGCCAAGGGCTTGTTAGGATTGTTCAAGAAGTATTTCCCAACAGAAGCCAAGGCATTAGAATACGAACGCAAGCCAGAAAAGATTGCCAACCTCATCTACGGTGGACGCATGGGTAATGGTCCAGAAGCCTCAGGTGAAGGATACAAGTATCGTGGTCGTGGATACATTCAATTGACTGGCAAGGACAACTATGGTGCCTTTGACAAAGTGGTACCAGAAAACATTCTTGAAACACCTGATTTAGTTGCCACCAAGTACCCACTTCTTTCAGCTGCTTGGTATTGGAACTCACGTAGCTTGAATGCTCTTGCTGACAAGGGTGCATCTGAACTAGAAGTCACAGCCATCACCAAGAAGGTGAACGGTGGTACCATTGGCTTGACAGATAGAATCAAGCACTTCAATGAATTCTACGCTCTGTTCAAGTAATAAATAGATAGAAAGGAGATGTTATGAGATTGAAACTTCTTGGATTACTATTATCATTTGCAGGTGTATTATACTGGCAAGACGCTAAAAGCGACGATGCCATGGACAAGTACATCTCGGACTACAAGAAGTTTCAAGCTCAAGCAGATTCGGCATCAAGATTTGCAGATAGTTTGGCAGTAGAAATTAACATAGCAGAAAATGAAGCACGTGCTGCTGAAGGACGTGCTTCCATCTACAAGAAGCAAGTAGTTGAAACTCGGAATGAAACCATGAGCATGGTGAGCCGAGCACAAGAGTTGTCGGAGACTATCACGGACACATTAGAACTAGCACGCACAATACTTCCGTTAAAAGATTCCATTATCACAACACAAGAAACAACCATTTCTACACAAGATAAACAAATATCCGAATTAGAATCTGCATTAAAAAGTAAAGATACAGCAATAGCACTACTTACACTTTCCCGTGATAGTCTCCAAACTGTTGTGAAGAACATTCCTCCTGCTCCAAAGAATCCTAACAGAATGTTTGGCTTCAAGTTGCCAAGTAGAAAGACCACGTTTGTTGTAGGTGTTGTAGCCGGTGTTGTTCTTGGCGGCGTAGTATTGAAATGAACGAAGATTTACGCAAGTGGTTCCGAGAAAAGTGGGTAAACATCGCCAAGAAAAAGAAAAACGGTGGGTATGAACCATGTGGAACCTCAGGTGAGAAAAAAGGATATGCCAAGTGCGTGCCTGCTGCCAAGGCAGCTAGCATGAGCAAAGGTGAAATTAAATCAGCAGTTCGCAGAAAGCGTGCAGCACAATCAGCAGCAGGACGCCCAGGTAAAGACCAACCAGGTCAAGGCAACAAACCCATCATGGTGAAAACTATGAAAGAAGAACAACTTCAAGAAAAAAACAAACCCACCAACCCGAAACTTTGGGCCCGTGCCAAG